CGTGCCTCATCTTCATATTTTTCCCCGTGTCTGGTTGCTTCGTTACCAAAAAATGGTTCACCTTTACCACATTTTTTTAAAAGAAGTTGGTGTGGTGTTTCATATTTATTTACCCCTATAGCCGACGCCGCATCTGAAGCCGTAAGCATACCCATTCTAAGATCTAACCACTCTTGCGATTTTTGTGGTGCATATTCAAAATCCAACCACTTCTGTACATTTGGGTGCATATTAACTAAATATTGTATATCACTTTTAAGCCTGTTTTTCCTCTTCGCGTGCGAGACGTAAACGTTCACGTAAAACACGGACAGTTCCTATAACTGCGATATTTCGTCGCGTACATTCTTCAATAAGTTCATCTTTTAACATGTGTGATAACTTAGGTCGTTTAATAACCTCGTCCTTTTGGTATGTATTAGCACGTGATGTAAGTGTTCTTTTAATCACGATATTCTCTTCGGACGAAGACTCATCGGGGTCTTCTAGTGGTGGTAAATCGGAATAATCTGGTGACGGTGGTGGTGGTTTTCTAAACAATAATTTCAATACTAGTATAGTACTGATAATACCACTCGCAATGTATAAATATTTTCTCATAATTATACATTTTAAAAGGGTCTATTGTTTAAGTATGGTTCATTTGGAGGAGGACCGGGTGGTGGAGGTGGTGGGTAAAAGAATCGTTTTGCCGCATGCTGTTCGGCTTGTTTTTTATTCTTAGCATGTCCACGACCCAAAAATACGTTATCGACATAGACGTCGATATAAAAAATACCATTTTCGTGATTTAAAACACGGTATTCGGGTAACGAAAGGTTATTGGTTTGACAGTGACGCATGAGGTGATCCTTGAAGTTATCGTCGATCATAATCGAGTTCATATTAACGTATTCAGGGTTCATGTATATAGTCAAAATAAACTGTTTTGCATGAAGTAACCCAAGATCCATGTATATCGCACCCACGAGTGCCTCGAAAACGTCTTCAAGAATTTTAGGGTTCTTGAACCATTCGTTACGCATACCCTTTTCATCCATTTGAACCCAATTATATAAACCAAGTTTAGTTGCAATATCGGCTAACGTCTCACCTCTTACGAGTTTTGTACGCGCTTTAGTAAGGAACCCCTCTTGCCTATTTTCATATCGATCGAATAAAAATTTTGTAATGACAAAACCTAATACGGAATCACCGATAAATTCGAGTGTTTCAAATGATCCATCTAGAGATTCATCTTCTTTGAGTATGGATTTATGTCTAAAAGCTTTTTGGTACAAATCTAATTTAGTTATTTTTGTACCAACAAGTAATTCTACAGATTGTCTGTCAATTAACATGGTTTATATATAGTATGTATGTATTTTTTAAGCCGTTTCGACTGGCTTACTGTAATGTGGACTCAAGTACTTTTGCAAATTCAAAAACGTGACTTGGGTTTCAGCTGGTGGTTCGAGCAAATCACGCAACTTATCGTCCAGTACCAAAACGCGACCGTTGTCTGGATGCTTCAACCCCTTGTCGTTGACGTACTTGTTAATGGCGCGCGTGACGGTACTTCTAGAGACCAATTCACCTTCTGGCAATTCCAAAAACACACGAAGTTTTTCGGAGATGACTTGCTTGCGGTTAAACCCGTTGTTTTCGGCGCGCTTAGCCGCCTTTTCCCCGTTTGGGTCGTCTTGTTTCGCCTTAACCTTTCTGACGATTTTAGAGAGCGTTTTGATATCGTTTCTGAGAGCGGTGATTTCTTCGAGTACGGATTCAATAGACATTTTATATATTACTTATGCCATCAATCTTTAAGTCTATTTTTTGAACGATAGATATGTACTGAGAACAAGTAGAATAATTACCGTCGATGACATAAATTTAAAAAGATTATCTATACGCATGGGATATAGATACCCAAACCCATATGGTTGTCTGGGGTATAAATCATTACCTGGAGCTGGACATCCACCAGCACAACATTTTGTTTTACATGGAATTATGTACCCCTTTTTACGAGTACCACACGTTTGCTCATTATGTGGGTATGGTGTATCATAATCAGCATAACATCGACATGTATCTTCACACTCCATATTTATTATATACGTTATATAATAATGGACGAGAATATTTACTCGGAAACTGCGGTTTCGAAATTCATGAATAAAAATTTATTTTTTGGTGATCCAGTTTTAAAGAAATATTACGAACAGGATGAATTAAAAAAATTTAGAAATCGTGTAAATCGTGTGCACTCAAAGGAGTCATTTGAAAAAATGGCCTACGTTGTTGTTACCGATTCTATACGTGATATTATATATGAAGTGATAAGCGAACTTACGGTTTTTTTAAAACCAATGGGTGATATTATCATTAGTGGTGGTGAAGCGTTCAACGTATACATGGACCGTAACGATAAGGTCATTACGAGTGATATAGATACCAAATTTGCACCCCGTATGAAACCGGATGAAAAGTATTTCGGTAAATTACAAGCTGTTAAACTTCTTTTATGGAATAGACTCGGTGAAATATCAAAGAAGATAAATATTCGCGTTCGCGATCGTATTTTATCAAAAAGGAGTAAAATTGGTAAATTTATAGGGTTACGGTTTGGTGAGTCTGGTCCTTACGTAACGCGTCGATACAGTTTAATCAAAAAGCGTAAACATGGTATCAATAATAAACCATCAAAACGTAACGTGTTTATCGATGTTGAATTATTCACACTCGATTTAAAAGTGAGATGGTATTCACCCGAGAAAAAACGTATTATACCAGTGAATCTTGGTGGTATTTTAGATATTGCGTTTATGCGCCCAAATGAATTCGGGTATGAAGTTATTCAAACACGTAAAAAGGGTGTTACTTACCGTAATCAAACTACAAACAAAACGGTTATTAATAATAAGATATACGTTGCGGGTAAGACATTTTTAACTGATGATATATACCTCATGCAGAAACTTGGTCTTCGCCCCGAAAAGAAGGAGAAGGATCGTCAACGTATGGTAAAATTAGCCCGTATTATAACTAAAAAATCAATAAAGGCATCAGAACCCATGGAAAATATATTAAAAATGGTACATAAGACATCTAAAACACCAGCAAAGAAAGTTACATACGTTAAGAGTGTAAATATACAAAAAGCCAAACGTGTTGATCCTTCTAAATACGTTAGGTATACGTCGAAACCATCCAGGGATAAATTAACGAAACAGATTGTTTATGGTTTGGATTCATCCGTAAACACGCTTAATATACCAGGGTTTAAACAATCAAGTGGTACAAGTCGTTTTAACACAAACTCACTTACATGGAGACCTAATACAACTCACTCGTACATCAAAAATGAATATGATTTCAGACCAAATAGTACTTCAAGCCTAAATTTACCAAAAAATATAAAAATGGAAGAAACACTCTATGGATTTAAACCAAATAGAGATAAATGGGTACCAAAACCAATCCTCGAAAAATCAGCAATGATACCATTTATTGGGTTAAAGAATTGAGACCAATACAATATACAAAATGATTTACGATACTCTCTCAAAAGGCGAAGATGGATTATACCATTCTCGAGCATTAAACGACGATAATAAACGATACTTTGTTCAGTTGGACGGTGTCACTGTATCTGATGTTGATCAGGAAACAGGTGAAGTATCATTCGAAGTTACAGGTGAAAACAACCAGGCCAAGGTCGAATCTGTTCACGTTATCAATCTTCAGTCTGCATCTGAAAATAGTAAGACGTGGTTCGGCAAAGAACTTCCAGAGAAGACGATTTCGGGTGCATATACCAGAAGTGAAAATCTCGAAACTGATCGTATTTCCGCAACACGTGTTTTCGATCACGCGAAGGAAAGTGTTGAATTTAGTTCAGTCACAGTGGGTATGTCATGTACAGCACTCGTGGAATTTTCTGGACTTTGGTTCGCGAAGAAAGCGTTTGGTCCATCTTGGAATATTGTCCAATTAAAAATTCACCAAGAAAAAATCCCAGAAGCAGAGGTTGAGGTTGAAGAAGAAACATATCCAGACCAATACATGATCCAGGATTCAGAATAAAAAAAATTGTTGATAGTATATAAAGATGATGATGAAGATGAACAAGGTCTCTCCAAGACAGGTTTTGATTGCCCTCGCCATTGCGACCGTAGTCTACCTCATGTTCGCGAACAACAAAAAATCCATGTACTCCGTCGAGGAAACTATGTATGCCCCATCCGGGTATGGCGCCGATGTCGGCCCATCCGAACCAGGAACAGCGTGTGAAATGAAGGCCGGTACCGGTCTTGCGTCGTCCCTCCTCCCACGCGAAGTTGCTTCCCAAGAAGACTTCGGTGAATTTGCCCCAGAAGATATTCTCGCCGGTCAAAATTTTCTCGAACCAAGAGCCCAAGTTGGGTTCCCAGAAACGGTCAGTGGTGCTCTCAGAAACGCCAACCAACAAATCCGCGCCGATCCACCAAACGCCAAGGAACCATTTGTGTGGAACAACTCTACTATTGCTTCCGATACCATGCGTAGACCATTGTGTTAATTAATTTAAAGAATACAGGTATAGTTTATATATAAAATGTCTCAGGTTAATCCTACAGACGAACTCTCGAACAGCGTCTCTAAGTTGGTTGAATTAAACAAGCAAATTACAGAAGCCCGTGAAGATATTAAGGTCTTAACACAGGCCGAAAAGTCTCTCAAATTACAAGTTAAAAAACTCATGACCGATAATGGTCTCGATGTAATTAACCTTAAAAAAGGTAAAATTTCGGTTCGTAAAAGTTCCAGAAAAACGGGGTTAAATAAGACCTCAGTCAAGGAAGGACTTGTTTCTTTTTACGAAGGAAACGAACAACAGGCCGAATTGGTATTAAAGGTTATACTCGATAGTTTACCAGTAAAAGAATCTACTTCACTCGCTCTCACGGGAATCAAAGAAAAGAAACAAGAATAATGGTTTGGAGTCAATACGTCTACGAAGCCACGCACGGCAATGAAGTCTATAATAGCGATAATGATCAGGAAGTCAATATCGATGAACCTCTACATATAAACGATTGGGAAGAAGTACACCATGAACATCTTCGTTATATGTGGGGGATACTACAACAGTATCTACACGATGCAGTTATGTCACACCTTATTTTAAAATTTGCAAACTACGACGAATTTGTCGAGTTTTGCTTTTATAACTCAGAATACGGATCTTAGATAAATATGTAATGAATATGTATATACAAACATGCTCCCAGATATCACATCCCAAAAAGTCGCCATCCCAGCCGCTCTTTTTTTAGCGCTCAGTCCAGGTATTCTTCTCAGAACAAACGGTTCCAAAGTCGCATTGAGAGATGGTCTCACCGGCAGAACCGCGGTCATGTTTCACGCCCTTGTCTTCTTCCTCACATTCTCACTCGTCGCGAAAGCCATGGGTCTCGTCCTTACCAAGACAGATCTTCTCGTGACTACGTCTCTCTTCCTCGCACTCAGTCCAGGTATGCTCTTGACCCTCCCACCAGGCTCCAAAGGCGTCTTTATGTCGGGTCAAACTGGTGTCCCATCAGCCTTGGTCCACGCGTTGGTATTCGCGGTTGTCTTCGCTCTTTTGCGAAAGCAATTTCCTCAGTTCTATTAAGTGACATGTCCTATGAGTATCTTATTATAGGGCCAGGTGCCATGGGTATATTTTCCATGTTAGGATACCTTAAAAGTGTTGAAAACACGATTAAAAATGTCAAAGAGTACTCAGGTGCTTCAGCAGGTGCTATTATATGTACTTTCTTAGCACTTGGATATTCGGTAGAAGAAACATTATATAAATTACTCGAACTTGATCCAAGTAAACTTGTTAAACTTAATTTAAAGTGTTTTATAAACTCATATGGTTTGATTGACTTGAAACCTGTACGTCAGCAGTTAGTTAATTTATTAGGATCTGATCCAACTTTTTCGGAAATAGATAAAACCTTATATATATCGGCTTTTTGTGTAAATACATCAAGGACTGAATATTTTTCGAAATATACACACCCCGATATGAAAGTCATAGATGCCATATGTATGAGTATTGCGGTCCCGTTCATATTCTCGTCGTATAGGTATAATGATATGGTATATGTAGATGGTGGTACATTAGAAACGTTACCTACCGCACCATTTCTCGATAAGAAATCACATAAGATTTTGTGTATACGGATGAAAATGGAAACACAATTTATAGAAGAAATAAAGAGTCCTAAACAGTTTGCTGAAGCACTTGTTTCATCAACTTTAAATAATAGAAAAAATAATGACATAGAAAAAAGTACGATTATCGATATAGATATAGGTCAGGTCGACGTATTTAATTTTAACATGTCATACGAAGATAAATTTCAAATGTATACAAAAAGCATATCGCTATAACTTTTTTGTTGAGTTATATCAATATGGATGCGTGTGACCCAGGGTTAGATATTAGTAATCTTAGAACACTTATTAAACAAAATGCGGGTATAGACCTAAAATTGTCAAAAAATCAAATATGTGACGTGTACTCATTAGTCCAGGGTGGTAAACTTCCGTTACCACCACTAATTTTGAGTAAAGATGGGTCGTATTTAGTTGATGCTAAATCACCATTAACACGTAAGGATTTTGATACGTTGTTCAGTTCGACATCTAGAGTTAGTGAAATACGGAGAATTGCAAAGAAAGTGATTACCTACAGCACCATTCCTCGATAAGAAATCACATAAGATTTTGTGTATACGAATGAAAATGGAAACACAATTTGTAGAAGAAATAAAGAATCCTAAACAGTTTGCTGAAGCACTTGTTTCATCAACTTTAAATAATAGAAAAAATAATGACATAGAAAAAAGTACGATTATCGATATAGATATAGGTCAGGTCGACGTATTTAATTTTAACATGTCTTATGAAGAAAAATTTCAAATGTATACAAAAAGCATATCGCTATAACTTTTTTGTTGAGTTATATCAATATGGATGCGTGTGACCCAGGATTAGATATTAGTAATCTTAGAACACTTATTAAACAAAATGCGGGTATAGACCTAAAATTGTCAAAAAATCAAATATGTGACGTGTACTCATTAGTCCAGGGTGGTAAACTTCCGTTACCACCACTAATTTTGAGTAAAGATGGGTCGTATTTAGTTGATGCTAAATCACCATTAACACGTAAGGATTTTGATACGTTGTTCAGTTCTACGTCTAAAGTCAGTGAAATACGAAGAATTGCAAAGAAAGTGGGTGTTGTGCGTCATGCCGATAAGAGACTTACGAAGCAACAACTCACTGATATAATTGGTAGACGTTTACACTCTATGAACGTACACGAACCAGTTAAATTAAGATCTGTTCAGAAGAAACAAATCGAGAAAAACGCGTTTAATAATAACGTGAACTTGGTTAATAACCTGAACGTGAACCGACTCAATAACAATTTGAACAACGTGAACAGACTCAATAACAATGTTAATCGAGTGAACAACAACTTGAATCGAATAAACAATGTTAACCGCATAAACAATAGTGTCAATCGAGTGAACAACAACTTGAATCGAATAAACAATGTTAACCGCGTAAACAATAGTGTCAATCGAGTGAACACAGTGAACAATTTGAATTCTAAAATAAAAAAGAATGAAAAACCACCTTTTTTAAACGGGGGTAACATAAAAACGTCTACAAACAATATACCAAAATCAAATATAAAAGCGTTTACAAGTAAAAAAACAAAAAGACCAGCCTTTTTAAATAAAAGTTTTATACAAACGAAAACAATCAAACCAAAAAATGGATATATTTTTAAGAAAGGAAATAAGGGTTTAGGTATGTACGAAAATGTTAAAGTAACTGAAGAAGGACCCGTTCAAGGACCCGCGCGTGGACCTATCGAAGGTCCAAAAGCTCTTGAAAATCGTAATAGAGAAATAAAAGAAAATGAAATTTTATTACGATCGTATCTTAATCGCGAAAATGTGGGTAAATACATAAACAATTCGGAAAAAACGAATGTGTATAATAGGGTAAAACAGGGTACAAAATTTAACAGTGTTAAGACATATATTAACGGTATTATATCATCTAAAATAACAAATGAACAGCGTATTCAAAACCAAAAAATAAAATTGGAACAAAACCGTAACGAGTTACAGAAAATTTTAAATGAACTTACAAACTTAACGAATACGAACAAAACTGAAATTTTAGGTAAATTTAATTCAAATGGGAAATTGAATAACGCTAAAACATTAGCTATCCAAAAAGATAGAAATATTAAGAAATCTAAACTTGAAAACCTTAAACTAAACCTTCAAACATTTTTGGAAAATAAAAACGTAAACAATAAGGGTACGTATATAAATAGACTTAACGCGGGTGAAGATATATCTAATTTGAAAAGAGAGATACTTGGTATAACCAATAAGAAGAATGCCAACCGTAAAAATTATGATTTGAAACTGAAAGAATTAAGTGTTTTACTTAACAGTTCTAAAAATCTCAATAATTCCATGAAAGCTAAATTTTTACGAAACTTTGAAAAGACGAGGAATTTCAATACAGTGAAAAAGAATGTTGAAGATGAAATGAAAAAGATAAAAAATGCGCGTAACCAAGGTGAAATATCGTTTAAAAACGATGATCAAAAGAAATTACTACAAAAAATTCTCAATAACTCTAAAAACTTTACGAATGATGATAAACGTATGTTTATGCAGCGTCTCGAGGCGGGTAATAACTTCAATACATTAAAAGGTAATGTTATACAGGAAGCTCGTGATCTTTCAAAGAAACGTAAAAACCGTGAACTTGAAGAGAAAATGAAGGTAGAAGCCGAGTACAAAAATCAACAAAAACGAGAACAACGAAAACTCATGAATAAAATCATGAATAATTCTGGTTTGTTTAATAATGCGGAAAAGAACGTGTTCAGACAGCGTTTCAATAGTGGTAATAATTTTAATACGATAAAAACCAATGTTATCAACAAGGCTCGTCAATTAAAAGAGGAACGTGTCCGAAAAGAAAAGGAAATGTTAGAAAATCGGGAAAAGAAACGTATTCGAAACGAACAACAAAGACTTTTAAGTAAAATATTAAATAATTCCAAAAACATGACGAATGAAAATAAACTCCCATTTTTACAGCGACTTAATAAAGGTGAAAATTTCAATACAGTAAAGGGTAATGCAATTCGTAAGGCGCAAAATATGAAAAGAAATAGAATTCAAAATGAGAAAAATGAATTGAATAGAAAAGCTAAGGAAGAAGAGAACCGTTTGGCAAAGGAAAAGGCGAACCAAAATGCCAAAAACGAAGCGAACCGTTTGGCGAAAGAAAAGGCAAACCAAAATGCCAAAAACGAAGCGAACCGTTTGGCGAAAGAAAAGGCAAACCAAAATGCCAAAAACGAAGCGAATCGATTGGCGAAAGAAAAGGCGAACCAAAATGCTAAGAATGAAGCGAACCGTTTGGCGTTAGAAATGGAAGGAATTGGTGAATCTAAACGTTTATTTAATGAGGCACAAGAGAAAAAAGAAGCAAATCGTTTGGCGAAGGAAAAGGCAAACCAAAATGCGAAGAATGAAGCGAACCGTAAAGCGAAGGAAAAGGCAAATCAAAATGCTAAGAATGAAGCGAACCGTTTGGCGAAGGAAAAGGCAAACCAAAATGCTAAGAATGAAGCGAACCGATTGGCGAAAGAAAAGGCGAACCAAAATGCTAAGAATGAAGCGAACCGT